ATTGACGAAGAGACTGCCGAGCGCCTGCCCAAGAGCTTCCAGTTTGAAGGCACGATTATCTTTATCACCAACTATGATTTTGATGCGATGATCGAACGTGGTAGCAAGCTTGCTCCGCATCTGCAGGCTCTGGTTTCTCGTGCCCACTACATTGATATGGCGATGAAGAGCAAGCGTGACTACCTGATCCGTATTCGTCAGGTCATTCGCCAGGGCTTGCTGCGTAACATCGGTCTTACCGAAGAAGCGCAGCTTGATGTTATCGATTTTATCGAGGACAACCAGGACCGCCTGCGCGAGCTTTCCCTGCGCATGGCACTGAAGATTGGTGCGATCCGCCGCAAGGGTGCGGCTAACTGGAAGAAGGTGGCACGGGTCACCTGCTGCAAGAATTGAGAGGAGAAAATCTGATGTTCAAGTTTGAACTTGGTGATGTAATCTATTATCTCGGGGACAATATGATTTGTTCCGCACCCGTTCTTTCGCGGATGTGGGTTGAGAATGCTCACCCAAACTGGAATGCTACGGCTGTACAACAAAAGACTTTTCAGATGTTCGGTCCGGATCGTGAAGTTTACGCGACGTGTCACGGTAATATTTTAGCCGAAGAAGCGTTCGAATCAGCTCGCGAGTTGGCTGAATGGCTGATAAAGGATGCTGAAGGGGAATGATACGCTAGGTTATTTGCCACACTAATGCAGAAATGATGAGAGGTGGAAGCTTATTCGGCTTCCACCTCTTTTTTGTTTTGATCAGGCGTGTCAACGATGACGTACTTGGCTCGTTCATCTAGTTGGGGATAGGCTCTTAGGATCTTACGAACCTCAATCAGTTGATCAATCGCCTTTCTGATTGTGTTCTGAACAACCTTATCGTTGTTACCTTCCTCGAGATCATACAGAGCGGATTGTAGATTGCTGTCTACAGAATAATCCACCTGAATCACCAAACCCTCGTCTCTTTCAACTGTTTCAAGAGGCGGAAACAGAAGCTCGGTGACTTGCTGAAGCTCCTCTGATCTTAGGATGACAGGTTTAGGTTTCAGCCACTTTAGCATTGTTTTTTCGCTTTCCAATAGAGTACTTGGACTCTAAAATCCATTCTGACTTTTCTTTATGAGGTAAGATCTTGATATGACTCATAGGAGCCATTGGCTCTTTGAATCTGTCTGCATCTAGGATCTTGACTAGATTCCATTCTTCTAAAAGATTGGCGATAGAGTTTCTACGTGCTTTGTCTTCGTCGCTGAAGTCAGAATGTTTACCATCTAACAAAAACAACTCTTTGAAGTGAACGATGTAGTATCTGCCACGTTTGTGTAGGATGTGGCAGGACTGGTACAGTTTCTTTTCTTTTTTGGAGGCAACACCAATGCGTGTAAGAGTTTCCTTAATCTTTAGGAAATCTTCTTCTTCAGCTATGTTCACCTCCAATAACGTATCTAACAAAGTCATAAGTTACCTCACAAAAGCAGTTTTTGCTTTTATTTAGTGTCATTTCTGTTTTACCTTCAAGTCTTTAGTTTCCAGGTAAACGTACTTTGCGAGGAACTCTTTACGCTGATCTTCTGATAGAACCTTCCAGAACGCTCTGGTCTTATTGAAGTTGTAGCCTATTACCTGAGCCACATCCTCAAGAAGCTTGATTTCTCGCTTCTCCTCATCGCTCTTCTTCAGCCACTTCTTACGGCGAACCTTCTTAGGAAGTGCGTAGAAAAGATAGTCATGCTGCATCTTCTTTTCCAGATTGTAACACTGGTTCATCAACGAAGCATGATGCAGTGTATCAATATGGATAGAGAACGCACGATTGATGGTGAATGGTGTGTACTCCTTGGCAGTGTCATCGTCAAAGAGATAGTTCTTTTCCTCTGAGATGGAGTTGACAAAGGACCAGATGTTAGTACCTGTTCCCCACTTTTCCTCCTCAGCTTCGGGTTTGATTGCAATCTGACCGAACAGAGTTGAAAGAGTCTCCTTGTCTGAAGACTCCTTCTTTTTGGGCTTCACTGCCATTCAAGTTCCATCATCAGCTCGACGAAGAATGCCAGGAGGTTGATTTCCTGATCAACAACGAAGGCTGCCTTATATTGATAGTCGGCGATCTTCAAAACCAAGAGCGGGATAGTCTTCTTGGCGACATAGGCATCGGATGCTTCGTAAACCGAACGAAAGATGGTGTTCTGATCCTGGTCAGAGTTATCGTGAACCCACTTACGAACGTCTTCAAACTTCTTCGCCTTACAGGCAGCAAACAACTCCTGCATCGACACATTCTGAAAGCTGCTCAGGATACCGCTGTCAATCTTACCCAGGGCTGAGTAGCGTTGAAGCTCGTTGAGAACTCGACGCCAATCTGGGAAGAAAGATTCAATGACAGAAACCAGCACAACCTTTTCATACTCAACGTTCTCGTTCTTGAGAATGCACTCAGTGCGCTTCAGGAACTGAACAGCAAGCTTCGCCATATCCTTCTTGCCGATCTTGAAATCGATGACAGAGCACCGAGAATGAAGAGGCTTGATGATACGATTCTTGAAGTTGCAGGTCAGGATAAACCCGCAGTTCTTAGAGAACTCCTCCATGAAGTTGCGGAGGGCAGGCTGGGTTGAGTTTTGATTTAGGTAGTCAGCCTCATCAAGGATGACATACTTTCGCCCACCGCTCAAAGAAACAGCCGAGGCGAAGTTGAGGATATCGTTACGGAGGGTATCAATGTTACCATTCATAGACCCGTTGATCACGATATAATCACAACCGAGCTCCTCAAGCATGGCTCGGGCGACGGTGGTCTTACCCACTCCGGCAGAACCGGATAGGATAAGATTAGGAACGTTCTTTTGATCAACGAACTGCTGAAACGTCTGCTTCAGGTCCGCTGGTAAAATAGTCTCTTCGATCTTCTTAGGACGATATTTTTCGACCCAGAGGAATTGTTCAAGCATTATCAGTTTCCTTCGCATAGAAAATTGGAAAGTGTTGAAGTCGGCTGTTTATTCAATCGCGAATGCCTTGTACGTTTCCTTTCATCGAAACAAATCTTACAAAATCCTTCTAGATCTTTAGCTTGTATATGTTCTGCTGGCAGATTTTGAAGACCTGACTGCCTGTAGAAGTTGGAATAGACTTGAGGATGTAATGTCCAGCAGGTTTTGTTTGTGCAATATTTGACCCTAAGACCCTTCTTGCCAAACAAAGTTGATTCGTTTAAGTTAACAGCTGTTTTCGCGGTGATAACCGGGATAACACCAGAACGAGCCCAACGCATAAAATTCTTTCCATCGATTTATGCATAAATCGGGGAGGATTTATGCCCTCCCCAATATACATCAAAAATTGCTAGAGGCTTCCACAGCAATCCAGTAAGTCGCTTCGATACCAACAAACTTAGAGATGCCCTTAGAAGAAATCTGTACCTGATAATCGCCGTCCATGATCTTCATATTCTCAGGGCGGAAGATGGCGCGGAATGCCTTATCTGTTTCGCCAACAGAGATCTTATATTCGCCAGAAGAACCAGACTTAGAGTCGATGGCGCAAAGATACATATTCGCACCATCGCCAACAACAGCAATTTCAGGCAGGTTCAGAACGCCCAAACCCTTCATCACGCTCTGAATATCCTTATTGCTGAGATTGAACTCAGCATCCACGGAAGGAAGCTTGATTTCCTTCTCCGGAGGAACCATGATGTTGGAAACTTCGCAGAAAGGGTAATTCATAAACTGCTTATTGGAATGAATCGCAATAGTTTGATTGCCGAATTCAACCTCCGGATTTTCAAACATAGACAACGCGCCAATAAATCGATTCAGCTCGAATATACCGGTAACTGCAGGGAACTCATCTGGCACAGTCGCGCGCGCCATGATAGTCTTGTTGGGGGAAATGGTCGCGACCAAATTCCCAGGCTTCAGGACGATCGAAGTGTTGATCGTCGCGAAGTTCTTGAAAACATTGATAGTCTTGGCACTAAGTTGCATTATATATCTCCATGTTCAATATCACAGTAACGTCATTATAAAGCTAAACTTGGGAAAAGTCAAGACTTTTTCTTGTTCTTGCCCAACTGATTTATGTCAGCGGTCGCAGGAGCGCCGATAGAAGCAAGATCAATAAGAGAACCGCCGAAGATGTAAGAGCCTACATGCTGCAGCTTCATCCACGGGCAATACCAGATCTTACCACCGATCTCAATCATCTTCTGACAGAACCAATAATCTTCTGAAAGATAACGCTTGGATGCCGGATCGATCTCAGCCTGGAAGTACTGCATGATCTCGCGCGATCCATCGAAAGCTTCGGTGCGGACGTGGTCAGGCTTGTAGCTGTATTGCGGGAATGCCTTTTCAAACTTCTCGAAAGCCGAACGACGCGTCATCATAAATCCGGTTCCGACTTCCATAACCTCG